CGCGAGCAGCGCGAGCAGCGCGAGCAGCCCGAGCAGCCCGAGCAGTCCGAGCAGCCCGAGCAGCGCGAGCAGCGCGAGCAGCGCGAGCAGCCCGAGCAGCCCGAGCAGCCCGAGCAGTCCGAGCAGCGCGAGCAGCCCGAGCAGTCCGAGCAGCGCGAGCAGCGCGAGCAGCCCGAGCAGTCCGAGCAGCCCGAGCAGTCCGAGCAGTCCGAGCAGTTGTTGCAATTATCGCAGTCTTTCAGACTGTCAAGCGCGGCCTGTGCAGATTCCTTCGTTCCGAAATATTCAACGCTGCATTTGTTGCCACGGTCGTCTTTGATCCAAGTCGTCATTTTACATCTCCTTTGGTTGCTTCGATCCGTTCGAGTTCGGCCTGCAGCAGCACTTCCAGCGCGGCCGTGGTCCAATTCTGGATTGCGTTGTCGCCGACCAGCCCGCGCTGCCTCTTGACGGACAGTAGCCCGACGATTTGACTCTTGAGATTATTCATCGTCTCATCCCCTTCGGTTTTCGGATCTATGCTGGATTGGGGTTGTGAGCGCTTCGATGGTTCCCCATCCTGTTTTAATGCGCCAGTAGACGCATTTTTTATGGAGTCTTGAGAAGCCGCGCCTTTCGCATTCATCGAAAAGCCTGACACGAACGCCATTGATCTTAACCCATATGTTGTCGGACTTATTTAAACCCTGCACCTTCATTGTGGCCCAGCGAACATTCCCAGGCTGATAACCAAGATCGTTATTGATTCGATCAACGGTGTGTACGCCAGATGGAGAAGGGCCGATGTGAGCGTAGAAAGCCTCAAAATTGTCTTCCCATTCTGGGCAGACGGTAATCCCTCTGTTCTTATAGCTCTCTATTAATTCCGGTTCGTCGCTCGAACATCTAGTTTTCATACCAACCCACGCGCGGTATTCTTTTGTGTAGGACATCCCGTGAGTTTTTGAATTTTCCTTGGCAAACCTATGCCTTTGGCATCCGCAAGATGGATGTGTCATTCTCTTTAGATAGTCGGCGGTCCTTGTGACCAAATTTCCGCAATCGCAAAGGCACTCCCATTTTGCGCCATCCCCACCTTTGACATAGGCAATGGCAATCAGACTCCCAAATCTCTTTGATTTAAGATCGACTATCATTTTTCCGCCGAAAACCTCTGGACTGCATCTTCGTTCGTTGAGCCTTCGGCAGGCGCGGCTTGATCGTTGTTCGGCGCCGAGACTTCCCGCCCGTGCCGCCGTATTCCGCGTACAGTTTTGCCGCGATCTCGAAAGGGTCCAGTCCCCACAAATGCCAAAACTTTTCCTCGTTCATTTTGTGTTGGGCTTCTGGCCCTTCACGGTGGCACCAGGAACACAGCGGGACGGCGTGCTTGTCGTGTGGCTTCATCTGCCCGGCGAATAGACCGATCCGAGTGTGGGCGGCCTCAACTGGCGGGTGGCGACCACAACAGCAACAGCGCTGGGTGCGGAGGAACGCGAGAAAGCCGGGATCGTATAGTCTCGGCTCCCTCTGCCTCACTGGAAACATTCTGCCGACTTGATATCACCAGCCGAAAGAGACCGGCCGCCACCCCAACTGGTTGCACTGTTTTCACCTCTGCATCCGTTGGTTATCTGATGTTCAGCGTGCCATTTTTCCCAGCCGCCTTTTGATGTATCGGTTGGGCATGGCGGGTTTAGTCGGTCATAGACCCGTTGTTCGGCGATGGCTTCTTCCGGAGTGGCTGGAAGGCCGAGGGCCCTGCTTTTAGCAAACTCGCACACCCGCTTTTCAAGATTGTGCTGAAGGGAAACCGCGCCACCGTAGGATTGGGTGAGAAGATGCCAATTGGCTTCTTGAGCACCCGCAGGGGTTGCCAAGATGGTGAGAAGGAAGATTGGATATTTTTTCACGGCGTCACCGTCCAGTACCCGATGAACAGCATGAAGATCAGCACGACGCCGGCGAATTCGAACGCGGCTTGTCCGAGGCTACGAAGCATTGTCATGGGTGCCTTTCCGGTAGCGATGCGAGCACAGCGCAGGCATTCATAATTTCTGAGATGTCGCGAGCCTGTTGGGGTGTGAGGCTTACCCATATGGTTTTAGCGCCCTCCTCCACTTTGAGAACCACACTCGCTCCTAGGCTTGAAACCGCGACGATGTGATTTTCGCGGTCCTTTATTTTCACCATGCGAGCTTTTGTCATTTGATTTTCCACGTTTATGACAACCTTATATTTTACGCTGGCACAATGTGTCAATAGCCGAATTGACGTGCGACTGAAAATAGTTTATTTGACAGAAATGAAAGATGCACCCCGCGACAACATCTATGGCTATCAGCAAGTCCTAAAGGCCATTAAGGCCCAGATCGGACCTAGTTCCCCTCAAGCATGGCTTTCCGAGCAACTTGGTGTTTCCCGGCAGGTCATTTACCAATGGGCCAACCGGGACGGCATCCCTCGGGCGCACGTCCCGACCATCGCCAGACTGACTGGAATGGCCCCCGTCGAGATCCGACCGGAAGATGTTGTAACTTCGATCCCGGGATCGATTTTCGACGAAATCGCCAAGCAGGCAACGGCCAAAAAGACAACCTTTGCAGCTCGTCTTGTGGCTATTATCAAAGCCGGGCTCCATCTCAACCCCTGAAAGGAATCACATGACCAAAGCCGCGAAGAAAGCCGCCACCCCGAAGAAGCCCCCGAAGGCGAAGAAGCCCCGCAAGGTCAAGGGCGCTGCGGCGGATCCGTCGAAGCCAGCGCCGGTCGTCGCTGGCTCCAATTCGATCGACCGTGACATGCAGAACCTGGCCCGACACCACCGGGACAAGTACATCACGGCCAAGTCGGCTCTCAGCAAGGCGCAGCGCGGAATGCAAGCACTGGGCAAGCTGGTGAAGGCGGACGGCCTGACCATGCGGCAGATCAAGCTGATGGTCGAACTGATGACGCCGGAAGGCGAGGCGGCGTTCCGGGCCAACGTGGCGGCCGATCTGGTTGCGGCGCAGTGGCAGGGTGCGGAGATTGGCGCCCAGTTGCAGTTGTTCCTTGAGCCGGACCGGACGCCCTCGGTCGACATGGCCTACGAGGAAGGGGTGCAGGACGCGATGGACGGCAAGACGGCGATTCCGAAGTACGCGCCGTCGGTTCCCCAGCATCAGCGGTATATGGACGGGTTCCACGCCGAGACCGAACGTCGGGTCAAGGCCGGCATCAAGTCGGACGTGAAGCCTAACCCGTCGCGGGCGGAAGTGCTGGCGGCGGCGCGCGGGCAGAACGAGGTTCCGTCGCCTCCGGCCGACAAGTTGAACTGATGGACCTTTTGGCGATCGACCCCGGTCTGAGTGGAGCGTTTTGCTTCATGAGGGCCGGGGTTATTGTTGAGCTCGGGGATATGCCAACCCTCCCCGATGGTTCCAACCGTCAGATTGACGTCATGGCCCTGTGCCGGCGAATCGACAAGCACAAGCCGACCCATGCCGTGATTGAGAATGTCCAGCCGATGCCCTCGATACCTGGCGCAAATGGCGTTCGGCGTGGGATGGGGGCGGCTTCCTCGTTCCGGTTTGGCTTCGCCGTGGGACAGGCAAGGGCATTGGTGGCCTGCTACGGGATGGAGCTTCGGTTGGTCCACCCCCAGTCGTGGAAGCGCTGGGCGGGGCTGTCTGGCCCGGATAAAGAAAAGTCCCGGCTCAAGGCTTTGGAACTATTCCCGGCGGCGGCGCCGCTGATACCGCTCAAGAAACACCACGGGAGGGCCGAGGCATTGTTGCTGGCCCTGTACGGGCTCGATTCGATAGGGACGTTGTGATGGGCGATTTAGCCTCTGGCGCCGGCGACAAGCGGCACGCAGTCAAAGTCCGCAAGGATGACCTGTACGAAACGCCGCCAGAGGCTGTGCGGGCGTTGCTAGTGGCCGAACCGTTGCCGGATGTCATCTGGGAGCCAGCCTGCGGCCCAGGGTCAATCGTGCGCGTCCTACGGTCCACTGGGAGGCAAGTCTATGCCACGGATTTGGTCGACTACGACTCACCAGATCAGGATCAGGCTGGCTGGGATTTTCTAATGGAAACTCAATTGCCGATTGGGGTTAAGGCCATCGTGTCCAATCCGCCGTTCAAAAACGGCGCTGAATTCGTTGCCAAGGGACTCGCCCTTTGTCCGAAGGTGATCATGCTGTTGCGGCTGGCTTTCCTTGAGAGCGCGGCGCGCTCCGATATCCTTGACGGCGGCCAGCTCGCGCGCGTGCATGTTTTCCGGAACCGATTGCCGATGATGCACCGCGACGGATGGGATGGTCCGAAGTCGACAAACACGATGGCGTTCGCATGGTTTGTCTGGGACCGCGATCATATTGGGCCTACGGCACTTACTCGAATTTCATGGGAACGCGACCGGTAGTACGTTGGCTGTTCGTCTGGTCTACAGGTGGTCTTGACGAAACACCAAATCAGAGTCACAAATGAAAACGCCGCCCGGTTGACGAGACCGAAGCGGCGTAAACTAAAACCGATGTCCTTCGCGGGGCTTCATCGGATAGACAAAGACATAGGCAATTTGCGTCCTATCGTCAACGTCCGTCCTCACAATCCCGCCAGATCAAATCGGTTCCTAAAATGCTCCCTCGGGCTGCGTTCGCGCGCGGCTATCTCAGCAAGGGGCAGGCGCGGGGGTCGAAAGTCCTACGGTGCCGCTGGGGAAACTGAGGACACCGCTCCGAAAGGCCGGCGGACTCCCGAACCACCACGGTCATGTCGATTTTTTCGCCCTCATTTGAGGGGAAATTTTGCGACATTTCCATGGGGGTTTGGGGGTCTTTGGGCACCCCCACAAGTGGGGGATTTGATAGAAAGATTAAAGGTTTAAGAGGCTTAGCAATAGAAGTTAAGGAAAGATTCTTAATAACTGAGAGAGGGAAAATGCCAAGAACATCACAAGCAGCGATAGACCGACGCAACCAGAATCGCCGTGACAAGCGCGCGGCGGCACGGGCTGAGCGGATGAAAGACACGATGATCATCAAGCCGGTGCTGTCGTCGCACAAGATCACGGCGCGGCGGCTGATGCCGAGGCTGCCGGAGATGAGCAAGGCGGACCTGCGGGCGATGCTGGCGACGGCGGTTCAAAACACAGGGAGGGGATGATGGCGGAAAATTCTGCAATCGCATGGTGCGATCACACGCATAACGAATGGATCGGCTGCCAGAAAGTCTCGGCTGGCTGTGATAATTGTTTTGCAGAGGCGTTGATGGATACCCGGTATCACCGCGTCGAATGGGGCCAGCGCAAAATGCTCGGGATTTCGCCGTCTGTCGGGACGAGGTCGCGGACGTCGGAAGCCAATCGGCGGAAGCCGCTGACCTGGCAGCGCAAGGCATCGGCGTTTTTCGCCGAACACGGTCGGCGGCAACGGGTGTTTTGCTCGTCGCTGTCGGATTGGGCGGATAATCAGGTTCCGGAGGATTGGCGCTTGGGTTTGTGGGAGACAATTCGCGCGACCCCTGATCTTGATTGGCTGATGTTGACTAAACGGCCGGAAAATATTGAGGGGTTTTTACCGGCGTCGTGGTTCGATGATTTTGATCTGTGGCAGCATGTCTGGTTGGGCGCCACGTGCGAAGATCAGGCGGCCTATGATAAACGCTGGCCGATCCTGCAGAAAATACCTGCCAAGGTGAGGTTCATCAGTTACGAGCCGGCGATCGGGCCCCTGCGGCATCTTGGGGAGGATCAGCACAGCAAAATGCCGGACTGGCTGATTTGCGGGGGCGAATCTGGTCGCGGCTACCGAGATATGCCGACTGCTTGGGCCAACGATATCGGGTGGATTTGCAAAGCAAACGGCATCCCGTTTTTTATGAAACAAATGGCGGGACTCAAGCCTATTCCACCGGGATTGATGGTGCGGGAGTTCCCGCGTTGAGCCACGACATCGAAGCCGAGCAGGCCATAATTGGCACCGTTTTGATGAAGAACGAGGTTTTCCACGCCGTTTCCGAAATGGTGTCGGCAGGTAACTTTTTCGAGATCATTCATGCGCAAATCTGGGAAGTGTGCTCGACCCTGATTGCCATGGGCAAAATGGCCAGCCCGATCTCGGTCCGCCAGTTCCTGCCGGCGGACATGCCGATCGGAGGGACCACGCTGCAGGGCTATCTGGCGAGGCTGGCGGCGGCCTCCTGTCCGGTTTCCGAGGTGATGCACATGGCAGCCCTCGTCCGGGATTTGGCTGATCGGAGGACGATTGCAGGCGTTGCAGCCGAATTGACCGACGCCAAGCCGATGGATGTTTCGGAACTCGCATCCTGGGGAATTGAGCAGCTTGATTCGGTGGTGGCGTCCCGGAACGCCGGGCAGGTGCCGTCACTGGATTTGAATGCCTCGGTGACGCGCGCGATCGATTCGATCGCCATTGCCTTTCAGAACGATGGCGCCTTGACCGGGATGAGCTACGGGCTGCGGGATCTGGACCGCAAGACTTCGGGGCTGACAAAGGGCGAGTTGACGATCCTCGCCGGCCGGCCGGGGATGTTCAAGACGGGGCTGGCGCTGAATTTTTCCCGCGCGCTGGGCTTGGCCGGGCATAAGGGAATATTTTTCAGCCTTGAGATGGGCGACGTGTCGCTGAGCCGACGGCTGATCTCGGACATGATGTTCGACGAATACGAGCTTTCACATTTCAGGATGAAGGCGGGGCGGTTCAAAGAGGAAGAATTCCGGCGGATCACGGACGCGGCCGAGCGGCTGGCGCATCTGCCGTTGAGGATCGAACAGCAATCCGGATTGTCTATTTCCCAGATATCCGCTCGGGCGCGGCAGATGAAGCGGCGCGGCGGGCTGGATTATATCGTCGTCGACCACATGGGGCATGTGCAGGCCAGCGACCGTTACCGCGGCAGCAAGGTCAACGAGGTGGGTGAAATCTCGGCCGGGCTGCTCCGGCTGGCGCGCGAGTTAGACGTGGCGGTGATCGCTCTGGCGCAGCTCTCGCGCGGTGTGGAAAGTCGGGACAACAAGAAACCAACCATTTCAGACTTGAGGGATTCGGGTAACATCGAGCAGGACGCCGCGACAATCCTGATGGTCTACCGCGAAGCCTATTACCTGCAGAACGCCGAGCCGCGAATCGGCACCCCCGAATACGAAGTCTGGCAAGACAAAATGTCGAATTGCCTGCACGATCTGGAAATCATCATCGGCAAGCAGCGGGACGGTTCGACCGGCACCGTGCGCGCCTATGTCGACGTCACCACGAACGCCGTCCGCGATCATGGCTGGACGCGCGATGTGTTGACGCCGACCGAAGCAGAGAGGTTTGCATTTTGACCAAGCCTCTCGCGATTGATCTATTCTGCGGCCTCGGAGGCTGGACCGAGGGCTTGCTTGCCGAGGGCTACGACGTCATCGGGTTCGATATTGAGCAGCATCAATACGGAGACCACCGCTATCCGGCTCAACTGGTTGTGCAAGACGTTCTGTCGTTGCATGGCTCGCAGTTCAAGAATGCCGCACTGATCGTGGCTTCGCCTCCATGTCAGGAATACAGCTACATGGCGATGCCGTGGACTTTGGCAAAAGCCAAAGCCGCCGCCATTCGCGCGGACACCACGGGCCAGGCGCTGGCCGACCTCAACCGCCTATTTGAATCATGTTTTCGCATCCAGAAGGAAGCCAGCATCGCCGCTGGCCGTCATATCCCGTGCGTCGTTGAGAACGTCCGCGGTGCGATTCCGTGGGTTGGCCGTAGCCGCTGGAATTTTGGGTCGTTTCACCTCTGGGGCGATGTGCCGGCGCTGATGCCGATGGCCATGAAGGCAATCAAGGTGCCGACCATGGGTGCGGGCTGGTATCCGCCAGATCATCCGAAACACATCAAAGGGCTTGGGTTCAATACGCACGCCGAGCGCAATTTGCACGCTGGCACCAAAAACGACGGCGGGTCGTGGTTTAATGTCGCTCACAACACGATGAGCGGGAAAGGCCAGAATCTGGACGGGCGAAAATTGCCCGGGCGGGGCAAGGAAGGGTGGTTTGGCGACTATCACAAACAGAAAGCAGAAGGGACAGTTTCGCCAGGCAGATTGCATAGGAAAAACCACCCGAAACGTAGGATGGCCAGCGCGATGATTGCCAAAATTCCCCTGCCGCTCAGCCGCCACATCGCATCAACATTTCATCCAAGGAGCACCGCATGACCGCAATGCTGTTCGACTTTCCGACACCAGCGCCCGCACCGCAAAAAAAGAAACCAGCCAAGCAGGGCTACACCGGAGAATTCCTATCATTCTGGGAATTGTACCCGCCCAGGTTCAACAGTTCGAAGTTTCTGGCATTCAAGGCGTGGAACAAACTGGACGAGGACGAGCAGCGCCAGGCGATGATAGCGGCGCCGGTCTATGCAGCGAGGCAACGAGGGAAAGACGAGCAGTTCACCCAGCACGCCGCCACATGGCTTAACGGGAAGTTTTTCGAGACGATCACGGCGCCGAGGAAGGCAGTACCGGCCGCCCCGCCGACGGTAGACCGCGCCGCCGCCGAGCGGATATTCCACGCAACGGGCCGATGGCCTGCCGAATTAGGCCCGGAGCCGACCTTAAAATAAATCGTCGGCATGTAAAAATAACCGTTGACATTGAGATATCCGGCATTAGATTGAGGTTGTCAGCCGAGCCGAACAGTGGCTCCCCACGGAGAATGACATGGCCTGCGCATTCATTGGATCGACCGAAGATATCATCGCCGTCCTGTTCCCGCAGGACCATTGTGCCCACGTCCACGACCGTCGCTGGCACCTGAAAATGATGAACCTCAATCCGAACTATCAGGCGGAACTCGCCGAGCGGCAGGCTGCGAAGCGCGCGGCTGGCATCGGGCCGGAAGGGATATGCCGAGCATGACGTTTCCTCCGATAGTTTATAACTCTCACGTCCCGATCAAACGTCTATCGGGAGGAAAGCGGCTTCGATTGTTTGAGAATTTGGTTAAGGCAAACGGACTGATCTGTCATTGGTGCAAATGCACTGTCGTTCGGCAAGAGCCTTACGAAAGCAGACAGGCCAACAACCTCGCTACTTTGGACCATATCATAAGCCGGATATGGGGCGGACAAGACACCAGAAGTAATTGTGTTATTTCGTGTCACAAATGCAATCACGATCGCGGCTTGGCTGATGGATTTTTGGCTGGACTGGCAAGGCTTCGCGCTTGTGCGCCCAACAGACTGTTCGGGATTGTGATCATAAACGGGGAGGCTGTATGACCCGCTGGGAAATCGAGACGGCAATCGCCGAAAAGACATGTGCATGGGAAAAGGCCAATCTGGCCGCCCTCGGGCACGACGCGATCGACGTCGCAATGTTGGGCTACGGCGCATTCTGCGGCGTGCTGGTGCTTGCTGTAACGGACGAGCGGCCGGCGGTTTGGCCGACGCCGCGAACGGTAACGGGGAAACGATGATCGACGCAGGAAAATGCTGGAAATGCAAATGCCAGATTTGGCTGCCAGATGAACTTTATCTTGCGGCCAAGGCAAGTTCGTCGATTTCCATCCACTGCGGATATGGCCACGCCGGCATATTCCGAGAAGGACCAACCGATCTCGACAAGATGCGCCAAGAGCGTGATAGGCTGGCTCAGCAGATCGCCCAGAAGGACGACCGCATCAAGGAATTGCGCGACCAGCGGGACATGGAAGGGCGCAAAGCCGCTGCAGCTCGCGGTCAGGTGACCAAGATCAAGAATCGCGTGGGCCGCGGCGTCTGTCCATGCTGCAATCGGACATTCGAAAATCTCGCTCGCCATATGGGAACCAAACACCCGACGTTCACGGCGGAGGCCGCAGAGTGACCCAAGACAACCGCCGCCCCACACTGCCGGGCGCCGAGTTCCGCCGCATCCGGGAGCATCTGGGCCTGTCCCGCGACCAGTACGCCATCGAGCTCGGCTACGAGGGCAACGTGAACGGCAACCGAACCACGATCAGGCGGTTTGAGACGAACGAGCGGCCGGTGCCGCTGCCTGTCGCGAAGCTGGCGTGGCTGTTTTCACAGAGCGGACTGCCGGAATCATGGCCATCGGGACTTGAGGCGCAGGTTGAAGATGATGCCGCATTCCAGAGTTGATGAAGGGGAATTGAACATGACTTTTCGAATTGGACAGAAGGTGGTTTGTGTCGGCATCGAGGGAACCCCGCGTGCAGATTGGAGCGAGTGGCCGGCTTACTACAAAATCGTTAAGCCGGAGCGCGGACCAGTCTACACCGTGCGCGACAGCAGAATTGGCGCTAACGGGCGCCAGCACATTCGACTTGTGGAAATTGTGAACCCTCCCGCTAAGTTTATCGACGCACCAGATCAGGAGCCGTGGTGGTGGGCAGAAGGATTCCGGCCGGTCGTGGAGCGCAAAACCTCCATTGAGATCTTCACGAAACTGCTTGCCGACAATCGGGTGGACGCATGACCGCCGCACCTCAGAGCTGCCAGCCAGACATCGTGGAACGCTTGCGGAATTTCTGCGTCTGGAATAGCCGCCATTCGCACTATGACCCGGTGCCGGTCTGCAAGGAAGCGGCCGACCGCATCGAGGAACTGACAAAGGCGCTGGAGTGGCGCGACGGGGCTCCGCAAAAGCCATGGTCCCTCGAATGGTTCATCGCCGAAACGACCTATGGCGAACGTATCGTCCTGGTCGCGCTGCCGGATGAATGGACCTACGATTTTAAAACGGCCGATGAAACCTACATCAAGGCCGACAAGATCAAGCGCTGGATGCAATTTCCAGACAGCCAATTCATCGCGCCGGTCACCTCCGCAGTGCCTCTGGAACAGAGCGGGAGCGGCAAATGAGCAAAATCAAATCTGAATCTTTCGTTGATGAAGGCGACTTTGAGCGCATGCGCCAAGCTGAGATTGACCATCCGGCCACCGAGCATACATCGGCCGGAGGCTGGTGCCGGCACTGTGGCTGCGGAAATAACGTGCTCGGCTATAAGCATTTGCCGAACTGCAAGTATTCGGAGTCCTGCCCATGACCCCCCATCCAGATGCAGGAGCGTTGCTGAAGCTGGCCGATAAAGAACGAGAACTGTTCGCGCAAGTGACAAAGATCGATCTTGCAGAAACCATCACGCATTTACGTTCGTGGATGCAACATATCGACAATCACAACCGAAATAAGTACGCCGATTTGCTGGAAGCCCAAGGCAAGCTGATTGCTCATTTTGTCGCTCGCCAAGGCCGCCTCTCCGGGCAATGGGCGGGGGGAGGAGGCGCTGATCCTTAAATTCACGGAACAAGAACTGGCTGTTGTTCAAGAACTGTCCGAATACCACCAGCTTTCGACGCTTCAAACCATGCGACAGGCATTGCGCCTTTACCAGCTTCACGAGAGGCGCATCAAGGATGGTGAGACTATAACGTGGAGCGGCGATAAGGCGAGGGCACAAGAGTTCGCCGCCCTCGCCCGTCCCGTTGATGCGGGGATGCTTGCGAACAAGATCCACGATGCCTGCCCGCACAACTTGGGTTTTGACAATTATGAGATCGGACCTATCGGCTGCGCGATTGTTGCGAAGGGTCTAGAGTGCGTTTGCGAGCACGTCCACATGCACGCGATCAGGGCGGATCGGCCGGATGCTCCCCTTCGCTGCCAATGCGAAGCCTGTCAGCGAGACCAGTTTCCGCATGCATCAGATTGCGCAGTTCACAATGGGCCGGCGCTGCCGGTCGGCGCGTGCACTTGCCGTGCTGCCCAAGCATCGCCGGACCACCTCGGGTTTATTGACGCGATGTCTCTTGCCGAACGCGGCCTGGAGATTTGGAAGGCCAAAGAGCACAACGCGAAATGGTGGCGGAAGATCGACGGAACGCCGATTCCGAATGATTTGCTCGTCAACATCGCCGAGGAGTTCGCCAAGTGCGGTCTCGTTTATGCATCCTCGGTTCCATCGGCATGGGATAGCGATCGCTGCGGGCATTGCGCTGGCAAAGGTTACCTCGTCGTCTCCGAACTCACCGATGACAACTGCGAAGAAGCGATTCCTATCCCCGATGCTGTCGGAACACCACCAGACCACAAATAACCTTGCAACCCTTTGACAGAGTAGTAATTTCCAAACATGCCCGTTCTCAAAAATGCCAAGCACGAACTGTTCGCTCAGGCTGTGGCTAAAGGTAAAACCAAAACGGATGCGGCCACTCTCGCGGGCTATAAGCACGGGCGAAATAACGCCCCTCGCCTAATGGCAATCAATTACATTTCGGCCAGGATATTGGAATTGCAAGGGAAAGTGGCAAAACGCGTCGAGCGAAGTCTTGAAGTTACCGTCGAGCGCATTGAGCGTGAGATGGCCAGGATCGGCTATTCCGACATCACCGACATCATCAAAATCGTCAACGGCAAGATGATTGTGACCGACACCGATCGCCTGCCGGCTGACGTAACCGCGGCGATTTGCGAGATGAAGCAGACCAAAGACGGCGTGGCGGTGAAATTCCACAACAAAGGATCCGCGCTAGATATGCTCGCCAAGTATAAGGGAATGTTCAAGGAAAACATCAATTTGAACGTGACTGTGAGCCTGGCGGACCTTGTGAATTCGAGCTACCAGACCGATCTCCCCGCGCTTCCGGCGCCCAAGACGATCGAGCACGAGGAATGATCATTTTCGAGCGGGTATGGGAAGAAAACGGCCAGGTTCGCCGCCAAACCATTGACCCGCGTGACTTTTATGAGGCCGAGCCCATACCGTACGCATGGAGTGCTGACCGCTATCGAACCGACGCCATCCTTGATCTGCGCCGGCGCCCTGACGGCGTGTGGGAGATAGCACAGGAATAGACTTGTCTAACAAGTCTAACCCGGTTAGAGTCTAACGCATGGAAGCACCGAAATGCCGAATTTGCGGCCAGCCTCACTGGGGACCGATATGCGCTTCGTCGTCAGGCTCGAAACGATCTGCGGTGGTTGCCTCCAAGTCACCCGCAGTATGTGCCAGCGCGCCACCGAAACGATCAACCTCGCCCCCGAAGAATGTTGGCGCTGCGGCCACCGTCGCGACGGCATCAAACTCATCGCCACAGAAGTTCAACAAGACGGCGTATCAGCGCGAGTACATGAGAAAGCGGCGAGCCGCAGACCGTGACCGCCGCCGAGCGGAAGGGAAAGCCAAATGATTGACCGAGAGGAAGCTTACCATCTCGCGTGCCGAACGTATCTCGCCACCCACAACGAAACGCGCGATTTTCCTGAATCCATGCGAGCTGCGGTGGAAGCTATACTGCCGGCCGCGCCAGACGGTCGCGGCCCTGGATCAGCCTCAAACTGCTCCCTGCGCGACTACTTCGCAGGGCAGGCGCTGGCCGTGCTGGTGACGGCTCCGACCAGCAAAATAATCGATTTCAAAGGGACGGCTGAGTTCTGCTACTCAATGTCGGACGCGATGCTCAAGGCGCGCGAGGAGGGGAAATGAAACTGGATCGGAATATCAACTCGGATGGCATGGGAAAATACGCACTCCTGAAGCTGCGCAACTATCGGAAGGGCGACACTGGCGTTGATGCAGCCCTGCGCACCCTCGACGAGGCTGGCATCCTCGACTGGGGCAACACCATCGACAGCGAGTTCTTTGTGATCCGGCTCAAGGATGAGAACGCGGCCAATGCGCTATTTGCCTACGGCATCAGCGCCACCGTGCGAGGCGATCCTGAATACGGTGGAGAGATCGAGAAGATGGCTCGCCGCTCGGGCGAGAAGCACCCCAACTGCAAGAAACCGGATTGATCAATGAAGCCCGCCGCCGAGCGCGAGATCCAGAACAACGCCCAGATGATCTACGGCTGGCTCAAGACCATGCCGACGCCGCGGGACGCGACGGCCACGATGATGATGGCGCAGGCGGCGCTGGTGTGGTCTCAGCGGCCGGCGGACGAGGCGACGGTGCGCGAGCTGATGGCGCAGTATACCGAGGGTGTGGTAGCGTTGTGGAAGGCACAGAGCGCGACCAAGGAGACAGCGGCCAATGGCGGATAACCCAAGCGGCCAGAGTTGCGCAACGTGCAGCTTCTACATCGGCGGTGACTGCCGCGCGGCCAAGCCCAGCCAAGGATCGAACCTGCCGGGGCTGTGGGGCAAGCCTGATCCTGACGACTGGTGCGTGGAATGGAACGTGTGGTCGGGCCGATCGCCCGCCGCGGCTGGTGCGGTATTTTCGTCCGGGACGCTTGCACCTACCGGCGGCAACGACGGCGATTTCTACGCGAGATACACCCTGTTTGGCATGGTCAGCATCACGGCGCTTTCGATCCTGCAGAAGCAGTCTGGCGCGTGGGTAGTCATTCAGACGATTCTATGAGGCGCCGATGACCGACAACCTCCCATGGACCATGAGCGGCACGCTGGTGGACACGCGGCCGGCTGATCCGCGCGAGGACGCCATGAATGTGGTCTTCGCCGATACCCCGAGCGGACCGTGGCGGATTCTGTTCCGGAAGTGCTGCCCGTGCATGTGCCTGGCCGGCAGGATCGACCGCATCAACGCGGACGGCCGCGGCGATCACGAGGCTGTGCTGGGCGAGAACGTCGAATTCATCTGTGGCTGCGGCGCCCATCCCTCGGTTATGGTGTGCGACGGCAAAGTGGTGGGGACGTCGGCATGAATACTTGCAAGGACTGCAAATGGTGTCCCGACCCAAATAGCGCGGTCCCTAGGTGTGTGAATCCCAAGAGGCCGACGAGCCCAGTTACTGGCGATGTTGATTGGCTGTTCTGCTATCGGTGCAGGTTTGATTGGCCCGATGGAATAATTTGCGGCGAATCCGGCAATTGGTTCGAAGCGAGGATGAAAGTGGTGGGGACCAGCGCGTGAACACCATAATTGTTTGGGAAAACCCCAAGGGAGTACAACTGCAAACTCGGATGCTCGGGGCCGCAGAATTGAAATATTGGATATTTTCGAGCACCGAGGCTGGATGGAAGATTCTATATCTGGTGCGCTGCAAACCAAGATCAGCATGACCGACCCCAACGCAGTAGCCGGCTCAAATATTAAACGATGGCGCGAGCACCCAGCCGCGTACGTCGAGGAGCGCTTCAAGGTAAAGCCCGACCCGGCCCAGGCCGAGGCGCTGGAGGCTTTCCCTCATTCTCCACGAATCGCGATGCAAGCGTGCACCGGTGCTGGCAAGACAAGCGTTCTGTCCTGGCTGGGCTGGAACTATCTCCTGACCCGCCCGCACCCCATGGTCGGCTGTACGTCGATCAGTGGCGACAACCTCAAGACCAACCTGTGGACGGAAATGGCGCGGTGGCGCAACGTCGACCCGATGCTCAACCAGATATTCGAGCAGACCAAGACGACGATCTTCAACCGCCAGGCGCCCGAGACGTGGAAGATGGAGGCCCGAACATGGTCTCGCGACGCGGACGCGGCCAACATCGGCAACTCCCTGCGCGGCATCCACAGCGATTACGTGATGTGGCTGCTGGACGAGAGCGGCGGATATCCGGAATCGATCCTGCCGACGTGTGAGGCGATCTTCTCGGGCAACCCGAAAGAGGCGCATATCGTCCAAGCAGGCAACCCGACGAAACGCAGCGGACCGTTGTGGCGAGCTGCGAGCGCCGCGCGCGCGTCGTGGTATGTGATCGAGATCACCGCGGACCCTGACGATCCCAAGCGCACGCCGCGGGTGAGCATCGAGCACGCACGGCAGCAAATCCGGGACTG